CGCCAGAGCGGCCGTGCGGGCCAGCGTAGCGATGGACACTTTGCTATTCGTCATAGAGCCTATCTCCTCTCACAGGTACTTATCAGCGCCAGACAGCGCCTTCCACGATGCAGGGCCGCAGATTCCGTCCACGGTCAGGCCATGCGCCTCCTGCGCCCTCATCAGGGCGTTTTCGGTGGCCTCGCCGAACAGGCCATCAGCCTTCAGCTTCAGGAGCTTCTGAAGCATAATGGTGGCACTGCGGTTTGCAGGCCCGGTGCAGCCCCGTCGGATGGCGGGAAGCACGAACTTGTTGTAGGTCGTGCTGGGGTACTTTCCCGGCGTGGTGCAGAGCCACGTTGCTTTCGTGCTACGGGTGTCGGCGTGGACAAAGGCCCCACGGCTGTGCCAGTAGATACCGATGCCGCCGAACCCCACGGCCTGAGCAAGGATGCCCAGTGCCACCGGGTTGATGCTGCGGTTCTCCGTCCTCCAGTCCGCCGCCATGCCATAGCGGTGCTTGGAGTTCTGGCTTCCGCCCACAGCCGCATTGTGCGTGATGCAGCGGTAGCCGGACGTGATCTTCAGCGGGCGGTCTACTTTGTCCCGGATGAGCTGGAGCTTTTCGGCCAGCTCCGTGTCAACCGACTGCTGTCCGCAGCCGCAGGGACACTCGAACTCGGACTTAGTAAAGTTCTTGGCGAGCGCGGTCTTATCCCCGCGCTGGAACGTAATGATGCTCAACTTGCACACCTCCTAAAAACCGATTTGGGTGAACACATAGCCGAGAAAAGCACCGATGATGGCCGTTACTGCATAGCCGACGGCCTTACGCCACAGCTCTCCATCGCGGCTCTCCAGAGTTTCCAGCCGTTTTCCCTGCTTTTCCTGCTCCCTGACCATGCTCTCCATACTCAGGGCCAGCTTCTCAACCGAAGTGGACAGTGCGCCCATTTTGCTTACGCTTTCCTCCAGCAAGGCGATTCGTCTGTCCTGACGGGCATTTTCCTCTTCGAGCCGACGCTTGAACTCCTCATGCTCGGCTCGCGTAATAGGCTGGTCCATCTGAACCTCCTCTCCTTCGTCATACAAAAAATGAGGGGAGCCGGTTCTCCCGACTCCCCTGCGCGATTACTCGACCTCGACTTCGAGGTCCTTCAGGATTTCCTCAACCTGCTTCCGAATCAGCGCCGGAACCTGATCGAGGGTCTTCTTGCCCTTCACAATGAGGGTTGCATAGATGACTGCCATGATGCCTTTCTCCTTTCTCAGTAATATTTTTAAGGCAAATTCCCGCAGGTGGCTCATGCGTTGCCGTCCGCCGCGAGAATGGCCTTGACTTCTTCCCGCAGGTGCTCAGGCACCTGCTCGATGGTTTTCCGCCCCCGGCGAATGAGGTTTGCATAGACTTCTGCCATGATTATGCCTCCTTATCTGCGGCGGATGTGACCGCGATGAGCTGTTCGTACACGTCGCACAGCGCCATCTGGGTATTATCGAGGTTGGTTTCCAGAGAAGAAACCTTGTTTTTCAGGGCTTCATTCTCCTCCTGCAATTCCGCCATCGTTTTCTTCTTCTGCAATTTAGCTACAGAATCGACTCTTACTCTGTTCAAACCCATTACTGGAAACCTCCCTGAATCGAAGCGATATAGCCGCTCTCGCCGCTTGCACCGCGCTCTGCGGTGACACGGAAATTGAATGCGAAGCCGTTGGCCGCAGTCTGGTTCGTGAACAAATGGTTCCGGCCATTCCGGGCCTCGGTGGTGGCGTCCTCCCATACCGGCGAACTATCCTTGCCGTTGTTCGTGACCTCCACCTTGAACACAGCGTCAGCTGGAATCAGACCGCCTACGGTGATGGCGCAGAGCGTGATCTGGGCATCCGCCTCCATCGGCTTCGCCAGCGTGATGCTGGCGGCGGTGACGGCCTTCGTAAAGGTGAACGTCTTGGTGACGGTGGCCTTGCCATCGGTCACGGTAACGGTCATGGTGTGACTGCCGTTCGTAATTTTCTGGAAATATTCACCGGTGACGGCGAAGCTGTTGGTGGTCTTGCGGGTCGCGGTGTAGGTTCGCTTGGTCGTGCCGTCCAGCTTTTCGGTGACGGTCAGGGTGTCCCCTGCGTCCTTATCATCCACGGAGTACGAGACGGTGAAGCCGCTGGACTTGGTGCCGAGGTTGGCTGCGCTGGAGGTCGTGATGGTCGGCGTAGTATTGTTATCGACCGTGCGCTTGGTGGACGTAGTGTAGCCGGACTGAGCATTATAGCTGTCGTACGCCTTGACACGGTACATCACGGTGGACCAGCCCTTGGTGATGGTGTCGGTGTAGGTCAGCGCATTGCCCTTGTACACCTGCGTGTAGGAGGAGCCACCATCGGTGCTGCGCTCCAGAATGTAGCCGCTCAGGTTGCCATCGCTGTCACTGGCCGCAGTCCACGAGACCACCAGTGTGCTGCCGCCCTTGACATCATTCGGCACCGCGATGGACGGCGGCGCAGACGGGGCGTTGTTGTTGACCACCGTTACCTGCGAACTGGTGCGCCAGCCAGACTCCAGACCCTCGGTGTCGTATGCCTTGACGCGGTACATCACGGACGTGGTGCCGAAGGCGACGTTGTTCGTGGTGCTGGTGGCCGTACCCTGATAAATCTGACTCCACGAACTGCCGCCGTTGGTCGAACGCTCTACCTTGTAGCCGGCGAGATTGCTCTCAGCATCAGAGCTTTTTGCCCACGAGATCGAGATGTTCGTTCCGCCCATGATGGACGAAGGAACGGAAATGCTCCCCGGAGTCGAGGGTGCTGTGTTAGTCGAGACCGTGCCATCGTCAGACACCAAGAGAGTAGAGGGCAAAATCAAAGCGGGGCGGATGCCGTACGAGCTGGAGCAGTTGTTGCTGCCCCAGCCGCCATTGGAGTAGACGTACAGGGCGACGCCGAAGCTGCTGCAGACCGGAGAGCGGAGCCACCAGCCGGTGGCCGAGCCGTTGAGATATGCGACACGCTTAGAATCCGAGCTGTTGTCCGCGCAGCCCTTGAAATAGGCCAGCTCCGCGCCTTCACCGCTCGGCATAGAGGAGAAGCTGAAACTCGTTTCGGTCGCACTGAGCAGGAAAATCTTCGCAGACAGGCCGTTCGAGCCGCTGGTAACGGTCGTGGACGCGCCGCTGCCTTTTCGGTACGGGAGCTTTACCTGCTTGATGGCGTTCTTGATGTTCGACTCGAACAGGTTCAGGAACGTGCTGTTCAGGTAGGAGTGGATGGTGCTGTTGGCGTAATCGTTAGTGTTCGAGCTATGCCACTGGCGGTTTTCGTAGATGTCCTTCATCAGCAACCAAGTACCGTTGCAGCTATCGTCATAGACGCTGGACGGCTTGCCCTGATGGACGACGATGAAATCTTTGGCAGAACCATTTACTTTCAGCTTGATGGTTCTGCCGATTGCTTTGGAACTCAAGGTCACATAAGCCATAAAAAAGAACCTCCTGTTGTGTATTACATCCACGGCGGAATGCTGTCGGGACGCGGTTCGGGCTGGAACAGGTCTTTGCGGGGCGTAATGTCACCTCTTTTCCGGCGGATGTTCTGTTCCTGCTTTACCCGGCGCAAGGCGCGGACGCTCCTCGTGGAGTTAATTTTCCTCCGAGGCTTTACGTCCACACCGATGATTACCGAGACCTTCTTGGCGTATTTCAGCCGTAATGCGTAGGTGTCACCGTAGGATGCAAAGGCATCCCACGCTACGAAGCTGGTGATAACAGCTTCTCTGGTCACTTCCCCTGCCGGGTAGGCTTTTTCCCAGTATTTGACGCGGGTCTGGATGCGCTGAATCTCCGAGCGGCGGAGCTTCTGGACGCAGGCTCCGCTTTCCGTCAGGTAGCTATGGAAGCCCAGAAAATCCAGCCCGTTTTTCAAGGGGAAAATTGCTGTCTTAGCATTGAGTTCGAGGTGGAGGTCGCTCATCCAACGCTCAATGTCCTTCAAAAGAAACTGAAGTTCCCGCTTTGTCCGGGCGATGACGTAGAAATCGTCCATGTATCGTCCGTAATAGCGGCATCCCCGGTCTTCCTTGATGTAATGGTCGAACTCATCAAGGAACATCAGGGCGAGCAGTTGGCTGGTCTGATACCCAAGGGGCAGGCCGTCGGTCTTGTCAATGTAGATGCACATGAGGTCATAGAACGCCATATCTACGCCGCGCTTCTGCATCAAGGCCCGCAGTTTTGATTTCAGGATGTCATGGTCGATGGAGGCGAAGAAATGGTGAACATCGCACTTCAGCACCCATCCGTCCGCGCTGCCGTTCTTGCGGTAGTAATCGACCATGTGGCCCTTCAGGCGCACGATGGCATCCAGTGTCCCCTTTCCGCGCTGCGAAGCGTGGTTGTCGCGGATGAAGCTGGTGCAGATCGTGTCGTACAAAACATTGTCCGTTAGTGCATGGAGGACTACCTTGTCCACAAAAGCGGGAGCCTGCACAAGCCGTTTCTTCGGCTCATAAACATAAAAGACCTCGAAGCCGCTGGGCTTGTAGGTCTTTTGGTTCAGAACGTATGATAGCTTATCGGTGCAGATCAGAGCGTTGGCCTCATATTGAGCCGTTCCCGGCTTGCTCCTCTTACCCTTTCGTGCTTCCAGATATGCCTCATAGAGGGCCTGGAACTCGCACATTTCCTGATATGTCATGTGTCTTCACACTTATTTTCTTCCCCCGGCTGAGGTGGTAGAGGAAGCTCCCAGCCGGGCGTTCGTCTAATACCGGTCCGCTTCCTCGCGGCAGCAGGCTGCGCCCGCAGAGGACGGCCCGCCTCGGTATGATGTGTTTATCGTCCGCCATAAAGGCTTCCGACAGGATGCGACTCCCTTTGATGATGGGTGCACTGTTTTCGCCCGTTGCCGGGTTACTCATCTCGCTTTTCCATCAGAGCGGGGCGGATGCCGTACGAGTTGGAGCAGTTGTTGTTGTTCCAGTCGCCATTGGAGTTGACGTACAGGGCGTTGTTGAAGTTGTTGCAGTTCGGAGAGCGGAGCCACCAGTTGGTGGCCGATTCGAGTCGCACCCTATATCAAGCGGAGAACCCGCAGGATACCTTGATTTTTTCCTGTTCTTTCAGGAGTTCGCGGACGATAGCCTTTACCATCGCCGCCTGCTGCTTGAGTTCTGCCTGACGGGCCTGCTCCCGGAGCTTTTCAGCGCGGGCGGTGTCCTTCTGCTTCCACGACAGAACCATATTCTTTACGTCCTGAACCTTCCGGGTCCAGACGGCACTTTTGCTTATGGAAATAACTCCGTCGTTCAGAACGAGCTGGATATTCTCATTCAGCCAAGAGCATTCGTCGAGGACTACGCCAAGCAGCCGCAGGCGTTCCTCGTACTCAGTCTGGAACATCTTTCCGTTAGCCGCGTGAATGTCCCGAACGATGCTCTTGGCAATCAGACGCATATCTTCGCCGTAGCAGCGGTAGAGCGCCTTTGTGAAGCCCTCCCGGTGCGTTCGGTCGAGATATGCGATGGACTCAGAGCAGACCTTCTGGACGTCCCGGATGTCGTCAAGCGCGGCTATCTTCTGGAAAATCTGCCGAACGTCTTTGCGTGAAATATCCTCGGCCACCGTTTTCGTCGCTTGGTTCGTGTATTTCAGCAGCTCCCGTGCCTTGTTTCCGAGGAGATATTCTTTGTCAGCCACGGTCACACCTTCTTTCGAGGCAGGGGCCATTCCTCGCAGCCTCCAAATCGCTGGCAAACCCATAGAAAGAGCAGCGGTCGCCCAAAACAGTCAGGCGACCGCTGTTTCCGCTGTGAGTGATGCCGCAGAGCATCAGGTGCGTACTTCGCACATATTTGCAGGGAGGTTCAAGGCTGACGAACAAATTCCCGATGATGCAGGACAGCTCACCGGGCGGACATGAAAATTCAATGTACTCCATCAGAACTCGATCCTCTTTGCCGTGGTGTTCCAGACGCCCTCTACCACCGTGCCGTCCAGCGTCTCAAATGTGACCGTGAACGGATTTCCGGTGACGGAAGTGTTGAACATCAGCTCCAGCAGAGCCAGCCGGGCGGACACGTCGGAGATGCTGTTCTGGATGGAGTGGTGGGCCTCCTCATCGTCGTTGTGGGCATCTACGAGCTTCTGCGCTTCCTTCAGGAATGCCGGGAGCATCGTGACCGAGCAATACTGTTCCACATCTTCCGCCGTCATCCACGCCTCGCATTTGTAGTCAACGGTGACACCCAGCCCCTCGCCGATGACGATGCACACCGGAAAGCGGCGGACATCCACGCCGGTATTGGATGCAGCGCTGACGTACTGCGGGTAGTCACCCAGCGTGCCATAGTAGATGAGGACTTCGCCCTTGTCCGGGTCAAAGGCGAACACGCCGAATTCCCGGAGCCAAAATCCGTGGTCAAGACCACCGTTCAGGTCGGAGCGGTACTCCACGATCATGCGGACGCTGGCCCCATCATAGACCGGGGCAGTCGATGTGCCAGCGGCCACCGGCTCGACCAGCGCGGTCATCGCGGCCGGCTTCACATCATCCGGGATAGTACCGCTGCCCACCATAATCTTGGAAATCGGGAGCTGCTGCCCGGCAACCAGCTTGGCAATCAGCTCTCGGCCGCTGTCAGTAACAACAAAGCCATAGTAGCTCATAACTCATCCTCCTCAAGTTCAGGCAGTTTTGTCTGCGTGATGTTCTGTGCAGCCGGGACCGGCAGCACAGTGTCGATGAATGCTTCGCCGGTTTCAATCTCCGGCAGGGTCGTTGTCGTATAGCCCCGGCCCAGAATGCCCTCGACCGGCACATCTGCGACCATTTCAGGAGCCGCGGTGTTCGCCACCACCAGAATTGCCACACCTGCCGCCTTGATGAACGGAGCGTTCAGCAGTTTTGAAACGTCAGCCTCCGGTGTCAGGTCATCGGTTTCAAAAATCATGGTGGCCGGGATGGCCGGGTCCTCGCGGTAATGCAGGGGCTTGTCCCAGAACATTTTGAACGCCCGGATGATGTCATAGTAGGTGCAGTTGTTGGTGTTCTTCCAGATTTTGTATATCAGGTACGTCCGGTAGGCATCATCATCCAGTACATACACAGATTCTTTGGCGCAGGCCAAAGCACCGGCTTCAAGGCGGGTCAGAACCGCATTGTCGCCGATGCCATCAAGCTGCTTCCCAACTGCGGTCTGGATATTCCGCTTGTCGCGCAGGTCTTCGTAGAACTGTCGAACCTCGTTCAGCTCATCACCAACGGCCTCCATGAGCGCGTCAATGACCGGCTTGCCCTTGAACTGCTCCACAAGATCATCCCGGAGCTTCTGGACGTAATCAGCCATCCATGACCACCTCAATCCTGTTTTCGTCCGTAACGGCCCGCTCCCGTGCCGAGATGGACACGCTGCGCTGGGTGTAGCCAGTGGGCATATCGCCGTCATTCGGTGTTGCAAACAACCATACGTCGATGTAGTCGATGCCAGACACCTGAAGGTTGAATTTCTGCGGGATGACGTTCTCTCCCGCCCCCAGTACGCTCATTTTCTCCAAAATCTGCTCTTTGACAAGCTCGACATAGTTGGTAGGCGGATTTGTGTTCGGACTCAGAGTGACGCCAACCTTGAACCAGACCTTGACGTACGTCGGCCGGTTGAAGCGCACTACGATGTCTTCGCCGTAAACGCCGTGCAGGGTGGTTTCTACGCTGCCGAAAGTATTGATGCCGCCTGCCTTTGTGTTCAGGATTTGCTGGGCAATTTCCGTTGCGTCGCCGCCCTCGACCACAACTTCGATGCTGTGCGGCCACCGGCCGGCAGAATCGACTTCATTTGTGCAGTTTTCATAGGGAGCTACGCTCACCACACCCTGCACATTCTTCAGGATGGCGCTCTTGATGCTTTCCAGCATGGCAGACGAGCGGTTGTAGATTTTGTTCGTGTAGGACTTTCTGAACTCCACATCACTCTCTGCGAGCTGACCGGCAACATAGCTTCCCACGTTGACCACGGACTCCATGCCCGGAACAGCTTTCGTGATCTTCGTGATTACGCCGTTCGGAATGAAGATGTCGCCCGGCTCGGCAGTCTCAAATGTGACGATGCTGCCCACAGAAGCAGTGGTCAGGTTTTCTGACAGGACCAGCGTATTGGAGCTGGTTTCATCGACCGCCTCGATCACGATGGTGTCGTTGATGACCGTCACATGGAAGTCCTTATCCGTGATGGCTGTTCCCAGAGCCTCTAGGGCTTCGCTGGTGCTTTGTTTGGGGTCAGGGGTGATGGTGTATAGGTTTCCGTTAAGAGCCACCCCAAGGGCCGTTGTAGCCGCCGGTGATGCAAGGATGACGGTGGCCTTGTTGAAAGCCGACCTCGTGATGGTTGCATCTGCGGTAACTGTCAGACTGGTTGCCGGGTTTGTGTCGGATGCAATCACCGTTCCTGCCGGAATGGTTGTTCCGTCCAAACCCGTGCAGAGGATGCTGTAATAGGATTTCGCCGCCATTTCACGGGTGGAGCCACCAAACTGTGCTGCATAGTCCAGACTTACGCCGGTTGCGCTGGACGTGTACTGCGAGTGGTACACATCTACGCCAAATTCCCACAGTTCTGCAATCTCATCTGCGACGTTGGTCAGAATGTGATTCAGCAAAGACTGCGGGTTCTGCCGAGTATTTACGCCGAGGCGGTCTGTCATCTTGCTATGCATATCCTCAAGGATGACATCAAGGCGTTTCGGATTTGGCCCCTGCGGGGTCAAGCCATATTTTGCCACGGGATTTTGACCTCCTCTCTAAAGCTGTCCTCATCAGTGTTGAACGTAATCTCCACGGATGCCCTACGGCTTTTCTTGTCGATGTTGAACAGGATTTCCGATACATCCGTCACTCCATCGACAGACATCACGGTTTCCCGGATAAGATGTCGGAGTTTGGACTCATTCGGATTTTTGACCAGCAGGTTCTCAAAGTACGGAAAGCCGAGCGAAGGCATCAGCCGCCACTCTCCGAAGAACCAGAGCAAACGAATACGGACAGCCTGTACGATGCTGTCCGTAGCTGAAATGTCGCCTGCCGCCGAGAGTTCTAAGTCCCCGGTGGCATCGAGCTTCAGGTCTATCACGCTTTTCCCTCCTTTACTGCGGCTTGCCCGTCATGCCGCCGCTGTCGCCCTTGTGGGTGTGGTTTGCAAGGCTGATGCTGCCGTTGGATGCTTTAACATCATCCCGGGCAACAATGCCGCCCTTGACCGTGAGTTCGCCTTCAATGGTAACGCCATCAGGCGATACCGTCAGAACGGTTTCGCCAACTTTGGCCTGCATAGTGCTGGGCGTAATCTTGACGGTGGTGTCGCCCGCCGCAATCGCCACAGCATCCTCATCGCAGGCGAGCTTCATGGTGCTGTTGCCACCAGATGTGAGGTTTGGAATGGCAATGGCGTTGGTCAAGTCGAACTTCAGCTTGGTGTCAGTTTCCTTGCCGTACATCCAGTAATCGAGCGCCTGCTCGCTGAAAACCAGCAGGCATCCATCGCCTTTCTTAATGGGCCATGCGATAGTGACGTTTTTGCTCTGCGGGAACATGACCGGTACTCCTGAGATTTCTGGGAAGTCCATTGTGCTGCCATCAGGCTTTGTGAACTTTGCCTTCGGTAACACTGTGGCAACACCCTTGTCCGGGTCGTAGCTTTTTATCTCGCCCGGCAGGGCCGTGTGCATATCCTCCGTCGCGCTGCGGGCGCTTTTATTGATTTGGTCAACAAACTCCTGCATCATTCTTGCTTCACCTCCAGCAGGCGGGCTGTGCAGCTCCACGAACCTTCCATGTTGTCGCCCTCAATCCGCACCGAGTAGACCCGAAAATAACCCTTGACTACTTTGCTGTTCAGGTACACATAATCGTCCAGCCCGATTGCGGCGTTCATCAGGTACTCCACGTCCCAGCCGTAGCTGTATCCCTTGTCCTCATTGGAGATTTGGACACGCTCTGGGAGGCCCAGCAGGCCCGTTTCTGCCGAAAGCTCATACACCTCGCGGCTCATCGTATCTCCCGGCTTTTTGACCTGCAAGACGCCGTTGTTGATGCTCCAGACCAGCCCGCTGGTTTCACAGGCTTTCGTCAGCACATTTCTGGCTGGGCCAACGTAGCTGTATCCATTGGGGATGTCCTTGAACTCTGCGTTGTAGGAGAAAGATACCGTCACGCCCATCTGATCTGCGGTGTCCTGAATCAGGGTTTTGCAGTTCACAGCCCCGGAATAACTGACGGAAACGTAGGTGTCGCGGACTTCGATGCGGTTATCCACCAGCTCGATCTCCGTTGACCTGTCTGCTCCGTCAGCCTTTGTCGTGGCAAATGTGACCACGCCGGTGAAGATGAGCGGACGGGTGTCGCCGTACCCCGCATGGAGTACGACCACGCAGTCGTTTTTACTCAGCTCTGCAAGGTGTTCGTCGCTCAGATTCCAGATAGTCACTTTGGCTGTATTCTGGCTATTGGTGTCGGCCTTTTCTACCGAAAACGAAACGTGCAGCGGTCGCTTGCCGCTGCCAATTTCAAACCCGGTCGAGCCTGCCTTGCCCGCCGCCAGCCGGTACTGTCTGTCGAAATTCTTCACGGCATTCTCCCCTTTCGATGGCAACAAAAAAGGCCGCGTTTCCGCAGCCCTGAAGGTTTCCTCTTACTTCGCCTTGCTGAGTTCCTTCTTCAGCAAAACGCATTCCAAAATGATATTGTCCAGACGCTCAATGAGTGCTCCTCCACCTGCTTGCATCGGTTCCCGCTTAAAGGCTTCGGGTTCCGGCTTGAGACTTTGGGGAAGTTCCGTCGGTTCTTGCTGTGCCGGCTTTTTATTCCATGCCGGATACGTTCTGGCGACTTCCTCTCCCATTTCCTGCGTTTTCGGTATCACTTCATCCTCCAGCCAGCGAATCGCTGCATAGGGCGCAGGTCTGCGGCACAGGAGCTTCACGGCGTTTTCCGCAGAAAAGCAGGTAAAATCGCAGCGACCACGCCGCATACCATTGTCCCAAGGAACTTTCCTCAAAACAGATTCAATACGGTTCACGCCCTGATTGCCGCCGGTGACGGCTTTTCTCGGCTGTTCATAGCCCGCGATTGCCGCGAGGTCCGGCCCGCAGAAGAACGGGGTTCCGTCCGGGTCGAAGACGACCCGCAATTCCTGCCGTTCCGGCGTGGTGAAAATCACGCAGTTGTCACGCATTCCACTCACCTCCGTAGAAGCAGTTCCGCAGCCCATCATTACGGGCTGCAAAAATTTCCCGGAGAATTACGACGGCGCGTTCCGCCTGCTCCAGCTTGCCCTCCGCAAGGTTATTGTCCACCATGTCGATTGCGACACCGACATCACCCATGCGGATAACTTCGCGTTCAAGATCGTTGCCACTCATATCAGCTCACTCCTTTTGATGTTGAAAGAAGCCCGCTGGTATGATATAATTACGGCAACGGGACTTCTTCATATCGTTCCGGGCATGAGATAGGAACCAGCGGTGCTTTCTGACGGCTTACCGCTGGTTCTTTTTTGTTTGCCCGGTTCACATCTTCATTCTAACTTACCGTTCTGGTAATGCAATGAAAGTGACCAATGATATGAGCGTTTTGCGAAAGTTTCCCGTTTTGGTCAGTCCGAGGACTGTCCGGCGGACAATCCAGCGGATTCCGTATAAAATCAGCCATTTTGAGCGACATTCATCCCAAAACCTCTGAAAAGCCTCTGATTAAACCCAGACTTTACTAGTAAAAGTATATGGAAATTTGTCTGGAACCTTCTGAGAACGAATTGTCAAACCCGCCCTCAGATATTTGTTCAAAATGAGAATTGATTTTACCGGATGATTTGTTCCAGCATCATGCCGGGACAAACACAAAACGAGCCGTCCCATCGGCAAAATCCTGCCGACCGACGCTCTCCTTTTCGGTCAGGACAGCGAAGATGCCGCTGGGCATATCATCCCGGCCGAACAGCAGGTTGAGCGGAAACTGCGGGACCATCTTGACACCGAGCAGCAGTGGCGTTCCGAGTGAATCCATGGGGTCAGCATTCTCATCAACACTCTTGCGCAGAAATGGCCGGGACGGCGCGGTCGAAGTTCCCAGCTCGTTCCACATGGCGATTTGAGCCATATCAACGCCCCGGTCATCCGTGACCTTGCCCGCTTGGAACCCAACAAAAACTTCCTTGTCCTGAAGCTCATCAATTTGGCGGAAGAACTTTTCCCCTTCTGGGGTCAGCCGGTCCCACCCGCCGGTCATCGGCATTCACCCGCAGAACGAATCGAGATCACGACCAACCGCCGCAGCGTCAGGTACTCCAGACCATAGGGAGTCAGCGCCAGTTCGGCATCTGCCATCAGATTGGTTCCCTGATTTACGTTGAAGCTGACAGATGTTTCGCCTTCAGTGTAGCTTCCAACGCGCAGAGCGTCGCCCACGCTGCCGTACTGGTTATCGCCATAGCCAGCCATTTTCAGACGATGTGCCGTCAGGAGTGCGATGGCTTGGTCATACAGTTTCCCGAACACCTTCTTGCTGATGAGCGGCGCTGTGAGGTTCAGCCATGCCTCAACGGTCTCATCGTTCAGCACGTCGAACTCGGTGGCAACCAGCCTGAAAATTCTGACGGCATCTTCCATGACTTATTTCTCCTTCGCAGCAGTGCGGCTCTTGACCTCGGACAGGTTTCTCTGCCCGATGAAGAACTTCACGATCTCGTTGTCATCATAGCCGGTGACTTCCTTGGTTTCACCCGGCAGGATCACGGTAGCGCCGATGCTGATGATTTTGTTTCCGATATTCTTCAGTTTCATATCATGGCTCCTTTACAAAAAGATAGGAGCCGCCGCACAAACGTACGGTAGCTCCACGGGTGAGTCAGCAGATGCCAGTGGCAATCAGCATGGACATGGGGTAGTAGATGATAGCGCCTGCGGTGCGGGCCTCACAGGGAACGACCATCTCCAGACCTTCAGGCTGCACGGGATACTGCATGAAGGACAGCGGGTTCTCGATGGTGAACTTGCGGGGGTCGTTCTTGAACAGCAGCGCAACGCCCTTGCCATCGCTTTCTGCCGCATAGGGGTTGGTATCCACGCTGTCGGGGTCCAGCTCCGGGCAGGAGACGATACGGGCAATATCCTTGATATTATCCTGAATGTACTTCAGCACGGTGGTGGCAGTGCTTTCGATACGGCGGTTCTGAATTTCGATATACGCCTCGGAAGGCAGGGCCAGAGTGTCCGGCTTCTCCACCTTCTTGGTGGTGCGGGCGACCTGCTTCAGCATACCGGTGATGTCGGCCAGAATCTCGTCCTCAGTCTTGTCGGCCCACTTGGTAGAACCCTTTGCGCCGGTCGCAGGGACGTACAGCGGCACATCGTTGTCCTTGGACAGAACGCCGCGCAGGCCGGTCTCGGCATCGCCGTTCCATGCGATCTTGTTGTTCAGGTAGTCGATCTGGTAGCGGGCGGACTCGGCCTTGCGGGCATCCAGAGACTTCCCTGCCATAGCAGAAGCGCGCATTTCCTGAATGGAGTAGCCGTAGCTGTCGCCCAGAGACTTGATGATGGCGGTGGTGGGCTTGCCCTTCACATCAGCGCGGGGCAGGTCGGTGGCGTAGTTGCTGATAATCTTCGCCATGCCGGTCTTATCGTAGCTGTAGTAAGTGACGGTCTCGGCACCGGGGTTGATTTCGCTGGAGACCGGGAACAGCTTCAGCGCGGTGAACTCCGGGTACTCCACATCGTAGGACTGAGACTTGACGTAATCCAGCTCGCGGGCGAAGAACACGGAGGCATCGCTGTCATCATCGAAGTTCATCTGCGGAGTTTCGACCAGAGCGGCCGGAATCTTGGAGTGCAGCAGAGCGTCGTAGTCGTTCTGGTCGTATCTCATGGATTTCTGGTTAGTGTTCATCTGATTTTGTCCTCCTTCTCTCAGACAGTAGGCTTTGCATCGTCGGTGGATGCAGCGTGACCGTCAGCGCCGCTCGCGGCAGGAACGCCGTACAGCTCCACCGGCGCAACGCCATTGCTGGCCGCACCGATGAAACGACCGGGAATTGCGATGCCGCCCTCCTTTGCGAAGCAGCCTGCCTCATCGCCTTCCACGATCATGTGCAGGGCATCACCATAGGCGGGTGCAGCGCCGGTCGCCAGACGTACCCAAACGCGGCCACGGCGCATGACACCGACGTTCTGGTTGTTCAGGACGTAGAGCTTCCCCTCCAAATCCTGCTGGCGGTCGAAACCGTTGATGACAACACCCTCGAAGTTATCAGCAGTGCTTGCGCTGGTCGGAAGCGCAACGCTGCTGCCCGGGACCTTGCCAGTGACAACACCAACGCCGAAATGCAGCTTGCCGGTCGCCTCCTCATTGAAACGGGAGTCAACCGGGTAGTGGAACATATCGTAGATGCCACCTGCAACGCCCTTGCTGGTTGCATAGCCGTAGGTTTTCTGAACACCCATCTTACTTTTCCTCCTTCTTCATTCTGCGGTCGATCATGCGCTGGCGGGCCTCGGAAGCGGAGCCGGTCTGCTTCACAGGGGGCTTGCCATCGCCGTGCATCATCTGGGAACGCTGATAGTTGGTATCCTTGCGCTCGTTCATCTCGGAAACGGCCATGTCAAACGCTGCGTTGACGTAGGCGGCGCTCTTGCCGTCCAGATGCAGGGTGGGCTTCAGCTTGCCCAGAACGGCCTTCTTGGCGTCCTTGACGCTCATGGTTTCCAGACCATCCATGTTCAGGCGGTCGCCGACACGGACGACACGCAGCAGCTCGCAGAAGTCGTTGGCGGAGTCTGCGCGGTCTTTCTTATCCTGCGCGGCGTTGCCTTCATCGCCGTCGCCATCGGTCTGAGTGCCGCCGCAGTCGCCCTCAGCGCCATCAGTGGTCGTACCAGCAGCTTTCAGAACGTCGATAACTCCCAGCAGGGTGTCGATGTCCTCGTCCTGCTGCGCGATCACGCCCATTGCGCCGGGCATATCTGCCGGGTCGCCCTCAGAATCGCGGCGGTCACGGCGGTCTTTGACCTGCTGAACTGCATCCGGCTGTTCGCCTTCAGCAGCACCGGCGGTCTGCGCAGGCGGCTCTGCGGTAATACCGCCGTCGGCCGCAGCACCAGAACGCTCTGCACGGCGTTTCTTGAACGCCTCCACAGCAGCGGCCAGCTCCTCCGGGGTGGGAGCGCCATCAGTTCTCTTGGTGGTGTTTTCCATGTTCAGTTTTTCTCCTTTCATGCAGTCGTGGCCCTGCCCATCAATGTTGAGCCGGGCCTGTTCACCAGCCCTCGCCTTATCGACAAGGGCAAGATGGTTGATTTCGATGTCCCGCTGAATGGCATCATAGGGTTGCCCCTCCCAGACACCGGGCGTTTCGTCCAGACGCAGGTTGTAGCCGCAGGACAGCTCACGCATTTTGTACTTTTTCAGGCTGTCGGTGTCGTGGATGATGATTTCTGCACGGACATCATCGCCGTCCCGGTAGCCCTCCGACAAAATCGTGCCGATGCTCTCCTCTTTCACGTTGTCTGTGTCAACGTAGCCAGCATCATGCGTTACGATGATGGGCTTCCCCTTGTAGGACGCAAGGCTCTTTTCAGCAAAGACTTCTTCAGGCAACCGCAGCTCCCGGCGCTCGGAACCGTCCGGGTTGTGATAAACAAAAATGCCCACCGATGTCACGATGGGGTGGTCTACAAGGTAGCCCTCATCTGTGAAATAGGTGGCATCCAGCGGCAGGCTGTCAAAGCGCTGAACCTTCATATCATTTTCCATGTTGAACAACTCCCCTCTCAGGTCTTACAGGATGGTTTCATCCACGGCCATCACCCCCTTTCGTGACCGGCAGGTCAACGGTTTTGATGTTGAAGACCGGCAGTGCGCAGCAGCGGCACTGGTAGTCTTTGCCGGGGTGACAGCGCCGCCCGGTCTTTTCATCGACCACCGGCGGGTCATCCCAGCGGAACCGCTTGTGGTTCAATGCAGCATGGCTTGGGCGGACGCGGCTATCGCCAGAGGTTGACCAGACGTACTCCACCACGCCTGCGTCCTGCTGTTGCTGCTGGGTGATGTCACCGTTCAGCTTGGCGATCTGGTCGCGGGCAAGCAGTTGGGCGTGCCGCCGGTCTACGCTGTACGTCCGCTGAATCTGCTTGACGATGGCCGTTGTGGTTTCGCCGTTCCGATAGCCCTCCAGCACGATCTGGCGCATACGCCCCAGACTTTCCTGCGGGATGGTCTTGATGAGCGCCACGTTATCCTCGACCCAGCGTTCCATCATCGTTCTGTACAGCTCGCCGGTGTAGTAGTCATCCATCAGGTCGATGCCCAGCGTGGACTTGACGGCCTTCTTCCACTCCCGGATGCTCAACTTCCGCGTGAGCTTTGCCATAGACTCGATCTTGCTGCGCAGGCCAAACATAGAGGTGCGCCGCTCCAGCTCCACGGTCATCTTGGAGAAAACCGTTTTGACCTTTGCAATCAGGTCTGAAGCGTCATCATGGCGCTGACCAGCTTCACGCTCTGCGCGGGCCGCGTCCCTGATCTCCGGCAGATACTCCTTCAGCAGTTCGTTCAAGATACGGATGTAGGCATTGGTGAGCCGCTGGAACTCGCGTTCCGCCTGCACAGGGTACTTGGATGAATATTTGCATATCAGGTTATCGTGACTGCCGAAGCGGTGGCGGAGCAGGTCTTGTACCATGTGTCCGTGGACGGTATCATTCACTGTTTTCGCCTCCTTTTCTGGTTCTGAACAGCAAAAAAGCGGCGATTTGCACCGCCGCAGTTGAGATTATGGCTTAATGCCCTCTAAGAACTTCTGATGAGTGCCGGGAAACGTCCCAAATGTGCTTGTGGGATAATTTTGTGTCAGAGGGCTGAAAGCCGCTGGATGGCTTTATTTGCGGCAGTTGCAAAAAGCCCCTGCCTGATGCTCGGCCCCGCGCCCGCACCGTTGGCAAATTTGAACGAAGTGAAAATTTGGCAACAGGTTACGGTTTGGTTGGGTAAGGTACGGTTATAGTCGGACGCTCCGCCGGATTGTCCGGTGGACGTTCCTGCGGATTTTGGCCTATTTTCGGCCATTTTTGAATATTTATCCAAAAACAGGTGGATATATTCCCAAAACAGCCAATTTCGGACTTTGTGTTTTCCGACCATTTCGGTGATTGCGGTGGAAAAACGGCTCTTTTCTGGTTTACAATCGCCCTGATGTCGGTTTACAATGTGGTGAACTGCGGTAAAACAGGCGGTTCCTTACACAGCAGGCGGAAGGTTTCACGGCCCTTCGGGGTGATGAGCGTCTGGGTCCCGGCCCAATCATTGTGCCGACCCTTGCCCTCCTTCACCTCGAACAGACCGTTGTTCTTTGCCGCATACGGCATCAGCTTGTTCTTCTGGTCACGGTAGACGTACCTGTGGTCGAGCAGCCAGCCGATGAAGTCCTTCTCCTTGATGCCAAGCTCCTTGGCGGTTTCGCGGAAGTTGGTCAGCAGGTTCCGGGCCACCAGCTCGTCAAAATACTCGGCCTTCGGCTGCATGATCTGGTTCTGCGCCGTCAGCTCCTTGATGCGGGCATCGCGGTCAGTCAGGGTCTTCTGCGCGACCAGCAGGGCCTTTGCCATAAGCTCCTGCGGGGAAAGCTCCTCCTGCCCGGCAATGTAGCCGCCGTTCTTGCGGATGCTGGGCAGCACCACGGCCGTGACCCACTTGCGGAAGGGTTTGGCCTCCGGCTTATCGCTGCGCAGGATGACGTTGTACAGGCCGGACTCGCTGATGATGGTGGCATTCTGCACGCCGCCAAGGGTGTCAATCTGACTTACCCCCTTCTCATCCTCGTCCAGACGGTCTGCAACCATGCGGCTGTTGCCCAGCCCTAAGACTTCGCACACATCCCGCAGAACGAACCACGGTTCGCCGTTCAGGTTCAGGGTGCGCATGGGTTTGTTTTCGTCATATCTGTAAATCGTGACCTTGTTCATGCTCTTTCTCCGTTCCGTTTTTGAGATGGGAAATTCGGGCAAACAAAAAGAGCGGTGGTTTCCCATCGCTCTTACACAGCAGAAAAGCCGCAAACCTCACATGAGGCTTACGGCTTGCTGCATCAGGCTATTCTGTTGTAGATACTCCAGTCCACGAAGGGTTATCCTCGTTCTATGGCCGAAGGCCTCGATATATCCGACATCCTCCAGCAACCGGTAGATTGCAATGAAGTTGTACATTGCAATCACTCTACCTTCTGCCCGTTCTTCCATGCCTCGCGGGCTTGGTTCAGGCTCATGTGGTTCTCGCAGTCCTCCTCATCGGGAAACTCCTCCTGATAGCGGTCATGGAACCACTTGCAGACATCGCAGACATCGCCGTCATCGACAAGTTCGGTCTGCCCGCATACCGGGCATTTAACTGCCTTGCTCATCGTCTTCCTCCTTCAGGTCCTTTTCCCTATTGAACTCGTAATACTTCATGGCGACTTCGGGCCGTGCCTCGCCAGTCTTTCGGTTGCACTTGGCTTTCATGTAGGTTTTAAGCGGCCCACCGGGAACACCGGTTGCGTACTCTGTCGTTTTGGTGTTGAACCGAACAACTACGCCATCAGGCCGAGCATAACCAATAACATCACTGCCACAAGGCTGCTTCAGAAAGTCGATGCCTTTCTGCTGGTATTCCTCTTTCGTCGCAAAGCCCATCTCAGCCAGCCCGTGGCGGGTGGCATGATCTTCAAGCCTTGCAGGAGAAGCAAACCCAGTGCAGGGAACATTTTCGCCTTCGGGAGATACCGCAGACCCGCTTTCGGTGGAGCCAGAGCTGCTACCCTCGCCCTCTGCGAACTGCCCGTTTTCATCCCGTGGGTGGTCGGCTTCGTTGAAGTCCATCCTATCTTTCATCTTAGCATTTTGTGCATCCGATGTCAAACCGGGATTTGACGATAAAACGTCGAGCAACGCGGCGATGCTCTGGGCAAACGGCGGGAACAGACGTTCCGGATTCTGAGCGGACAGCTCGGCCACCTTTTCGGCGGTGATGAACCCCGGAGAGGTCATCTCGCCATCAGCGCACTGGATGCTGCCGTCAAAATCCGTGCAGAGGAACACATGGGACGGGCAGTACGGCGGTTTCAGGTCGCTCAGGAAGGCTACCGGCATGAGGTCTTTCGGCGTGATGCCGAACTCCTCCTGTGTTTCGCGGATGGCTGCATCTTCCGTGGACTCCCCCGCCTCGATATGTCCACCCGGTCCACCAACAGAGCCGCCCTTCAGGCGAGTGCCGCAGAGAAACCGGCCATCCTGCACAACAAGAACGCCGACACCATAGTCAGTGTCGGTGGCATCGGCATTGGTGGTCGGCGGAGTGGCCGTAGGTGCTACGGTAGCGCTCTGTTCCTCGCCGCCCGGAGCCTGCCCCTGCTCAATGTTCTTCTGGGCGGCTTCCACGTCGCTCATGGTGCTCGGCTCAGTACCCAGCAACGACTGCAACAGATCATCCTCGTCATCCTCGGAGATGATGTCTTCGACATCAAACTCCTCATCGGACGCAAGGCGGCGGCGCACCTCGGTGGGGTCGAGCGCCTGCATATCGACGTATGCCTGCGCAGTCTGGGCCTTGACCAGAGCGGTCTGAGCCTTGGTCTGGTCAACTGCGGCCTGCTCTGTGTCGCTCAGGCTCCACAGGGGCTTGAACTCCAGTTTGTAGTCGGGTTCCTCGGCCACATCGCCTGAAGCGATGCCCGCCCGGAACACAACGTCCAGCAGTGTGCGGAGGTTACGCTTCAGCATCAAGCGCTGAATCTTCTCCACAAAGTTGTAATAGCTCTCGAAGTCACTGTCGCCGGTGGCGTTCATGCCGGCCGGTGAGCGGCCAAACAGAATCGTCTGGGGGATGTTCGTCAGTGCGGACAGCATATTGCAGGTCGCGTCGATGACATCCTTGACACCGGAAAACTGGAACGTCTTGAAGTCGTACTGCTCTCCCTCGGAGTCAATGGCGATGCTGTTCAGCAGACCACGGGAAGTGTCTACAAGCTGTAGGCGCTTCAGCACTTGGTTCTCGCCGTCATCCGTGGTCAGCAGAGAGGCAAGGCCCTTCATGCTGTAGATAGCCTGCACGCTCCGCTCCAGCAGCTTCACGCTGTCGGTGTGGGCTGTTACGGTTTCCCGCAGCGCCCGGCGAATGCGGACGTATTCAGGCATACCCCAGAACAGGTAGGTTGCATTGGAGGTCTGCTCCGGCAGAACGCCGTTGCGGAACACCAGACATCGGCTCTCATGGACCTTGAAGGAGCCGTAGATGCTGGAAACATAGTAATATTCCGGCTGTCCGAACTTGGACACCCGGTTCCCAACGCCCTTCCCGCCGTAGTCCTGATGGTACAGGCTGGCGTAGTCAGGCTGCACGATGGAGCGCTCATAGATGCGCAGCTCATCAATGCTGCGGATATGTTCCCAGTCAACAGGCTCCTCCAGCCCGCGCCCATCGTCGATCAGCATGACGATAAGAGCGCCGCCGTAGAGCCGCGCCCACTTGATTGCGGTGGCGGCTTTCTCCTCCCATTCGAGATCGTCCAAAGCGTCTTCCACAAAGGCGTTCAGCTCATCGCTTTTCAGGTTCAGGTCGAAACCATGTTTCAGCGCTTCCTCGGCAGGCGTATCAATGATTTTGGAGAACAGGCCGTTGCCCTCATACAGCCCGGTGAGCTGCATATCAGGGATGACCGGCTCCCGTTCAAACTTGTACGCCTCGGAGTTGTCCTGCTTGGTTCCGTACTTGTTCAGGAGGTTCACATAGCCATCCTCACGATGCGGACGCACAGCGCCGTTCTTCCGCCGGAGGATTTCACGGCCACGCTCATTCAAGCGCCGACGCTCGGCCTCATCTTCAGGTATGTGCATTGCGCTTCCTCCTTCCTGTTAAAATTCAATGCGTCCATCCGACTCGTTCCAGATGCCAGAGGATACCACAACATCCGTCAGGGTGTTGAAGGTAACATAGTATGGATTGCCGGTAACATCAGCGCTCAGAATCAGCTCCAGCAACTTCACGCGGGCCAGCAGGTCGTTGATGCTGGATTCATGGCCATTGAGCAGGCTTTTCAGAAGCGTCCAGAACAGCAGCAGGTTCCCACTGCCCAGATATTTCTCGCTGCTTGCGGTCATGTTGTTGTAAATGCCCTTGATGAGGCCATCATCCGCTTTTGCCACACTTTCCCGTGTAGCATAGCTGGTGAGGTCCACCTCGGCAGAGCCGACGATCTCAAAGATGCCGTGGATGAGCTTGTACGCTCTGTACTGCTTCCCAGCTTCACTGTTGTTCTTACGAAGGAAATAAATGGTGTCAGCGTTGGCCTCGCTGGGCGCAGGGAGAGCATCGACAGGGACGGCTTTCAGATGCCCGGCCCCGTTGACCTTTTCCTCAACATCTTCCGTCGTGGCATAGCCGGAGTCGTTCTCCAGCGCAGAGGTCTTGGTCGGAACCTCGATGTTCACGACTTTGTTGTCGGGAGGGATAGCCTGCCCATTCCTCTGGATGCTAACGATGACGTTTTCTTCCGCATTGGCAGGAGCATGAGCCGACTGTACATGAGCTTCGCAGGTCTTCAGCGAATCGTTGATGTCCTTGATGATGTCTTCCATCGCAGAAGACAACTCTGCAATCTGTTCTGCCGTGTAACCCTTTGCCTTCAGAGAAGCAAGCCTAAGCGCTTCAAGCGTGTTGAGTTTGTCGCTCATGTTCGCTTTCCTTTCCAAAAATAACAGCGGCAGGAGTCCATTCCCCTGCCGCTGCATTCTTACTTATGGGTTATCAGGCGGTTGCGCCAAAGACCTCGGTCAGCATCTCACTGACCTCTGCATCAGTGGCAATGGTCATGCCGTCCAGCTTGGACTTATCCGCAGCGGACATCAGACCGGCTTTGGCAGTAGTGGCCTCGGGATAAGTGGTATCCTGACCCGGGATGCCCAGTGCGGTGATGTCGCCCTTGGTCACAGCAGCAACAGCGCTCACATGGCCGGTAGCGTCCACAGTCACCTTGTACAGGCCACTGGTCTTGGCGGTATAGCTGGGGTGGACGTACTTGTTTGCGCCCTCGGCAATGCCTGCCAGCTTGGTCTTTTCTGCGGTGGTGTAGTCGTTGGTAGACAGACCCTTGCCTGCCACCTTATCCACCTTGCCGGACAGGTCCACGGTAGTGTCGTCCAGCAGTTCCATGGTGTAGCTGTCGCTGCTGCCCTTGATCTTAGCGTAGATGTCATAATGCTTGGTAGTGGTGTTCATCACCAGATACAGGATGTTCTCCTGTGCAGCATCGGCTTTCGGCACTGCATCGACCTTCTGGAAGGATGCGTGGCCGGACTTGGAAATGGCGGTGTTGATAGCAGCCACCACCTGCGCGCTGGTCTGGAAGGTGCTGTCGTTGTTCAACTGGCTGGTCTTGGTGGGCACGGTGATGTTGACGGACTTATCAGGGTCAATCGTCTGCGCAGTGCCGTTCACCTTGATGCTCTCTATCTTATTGGCCTGTGCGCCAACATCTTCCAGAGCCTTAACACGAGTAGCAACAGCGTCGCTCTCAGCCTTAGCTTTCTGTGCGAGCTGCTTCAGGTGCTTCAGGCGGGCCAGCTTTTCCTCATTGTATGCCATATCGTTCATTCCTCCATATCGTTATCAGGTGTTATCGGCGGGAAATACTTCACTCAGCATCTCGCTCACTTCGGAATCGGTCGCAATATCGACTGCGGCGGCGCCCAGCGGGGCGAGATCGCCAGCAGCGTTCTTGATGGTGTATGCGGTAGCCGTACCATCAGCAACCACGGAGAGGACCTGACCGATGTACGCGGTCGGGTTCGTCTTTGCGTAGTTCTGCGCCTCCGCCAGAGAAGGCCAGACGCAGGTCGGGTCAAGAGCAAAAGCATCCTGACGTTTCATGCTCAGGGGGAACTCCATGTTGGAGTATGCCTTTGCGGTATTGTTCACAGCCATGTTCAGTTCCTCCCCTCTCAGCCCAGCGTAACCTTGAGGACTGCGGCATTGCCATAGGCAACAGCAGGCTCAAAGACCCAGACGTTGTAATCCTTCGCCGCATAGCCATTTGCGCCCTCGACGGACACGGTAGACTTAGTGAAGGTGCTGGTGACATCTGCGTTCATGGCGGTCTCGTTGATGACCTTGGTAACACCCTTGGCTGTTGCAATGCAGGCAATCGCCACACGCTGTGCGCCAACAGGCACGTTGATGGTCAGCGTACCAGCCGCGTACGCCTTGCCGGTCTTGCCCAGCGCACGGATAGCAGCGCTGTCCAGAGCGGGCTTGCTGGTGGATGCGCCGTAGAACACGTTACGGAACGGGGTGTAAGCAGCAGTGTCCTTGGTCTTGCTGCCTGCCGCAATGGCGACCACCGGGCTGGATGCAGCACCGAGATTGTCCTTTGCGGTCACGCCTGCGCCGTGCGTCGCAGTGGCCTTGTACTTCAGGCTTGCCACAGCGTCACCGCCAGCATCACCGATGACGAAACCAGCGCCGCCGTTGTTGTCGGAGCCAGCAGCCAGAGAAGCGGTCTCAGCATTTGCGACCTCGGTCGTCGCCTTGTCGGTGATACGCTCGACCTTCCAGTTGGTGGCGGTAACGCCGGTGGCCGGGCCGTACTGGTAGGAACCAGCATTCAGCGTTGCCCCGGAGTAGGCTGCAGCGGCCACCTTGGTGCCCGCCTCAACCGCACCGGCACCGGTCAGGGTAAAGGCTCCGATGGACGGCTGTGCGGTGATGGTGGGCTGCAGGCGCTTGGAGAAGATTTCGGTCAGGGCATCCATGACGCTCTTGCCCTTGGTCTGGAAAGTCGCCGTGCCGTTCTGGCTCTTAGTCAGGTTGCCGACCTGCGTATAGCCACCGGCCAGCGTGATGTTCTCGCGCAGGATGACCTTATCGGCATCAACATTGCCGGTCATCGCCACCCATGCCTTGATAGCAAGTGACCATGCCCAGTCATCGTGGTACGCCGGATTGTACTTTAGAGGCGTAGGCATTTGCTATCACCTACTTCCCTGCCAGATAATCCGCAGCCCAGTATTCAAGGGCCTGCCACTTGTTCTTCGGGCCGATCTCGCCCTCCTTGACCATCTTGTCGAGCGCCTGCGTGATGGTATCAGCAGCCTCTTTGGGGATGGCCGGAGAGCCGAACAGATTGGGCAACTGCACCCACTCCTGACTCTCGTCAAAGTGCAGGTCATCGAACAGGGACTCGGTGGCCTTAATCATGGCGTGGATGGCAGCGCCAGTGTTCTTGACGTTGGCAAACTGCTGGTACTTCGTGATGGTTTCGATGAACTCCTCGTGCTGGTCAATATCTGCAACGCCCAGCATATCGGGGCTGAGGGAACCCAGAACCTTCACAAGCTGGTCCAGATCGCGGAGCTGGTGCGGCAGGAAGGTGAACGTGACGTTCTTCCAGTCGAACTCCACCTTCGGAGACAGCAGCTTCTCAAGCTCGGCCATAGGCTCGCCGATGATGTCCTTGCCAATGTAGCTTTCCAGCATATCGTCCACATCGTCGATCATCTTGGCGATTTCCTTCAGGGTGGACTGGTCATCAAAGCCACTGATGGCGTTGTGCGCCAACTGCTTTGCGGCCACCTGAGAGCGCCGCAGGCCGGTGGTGTCCAGAATGACAAAAAGCTCCGTCAGCACACCGCTGTCCTTTGCAGAACGGATGCGGTGGTGGCCGGAGATAATCTCGATCTTGCCGTCGATGAGTGCGCAGAACGGGAGACTTTCAAGCTGGCCCCGCTTTTTGATGTTGTCGGTGAGCTGCTTCTGCATCTCGGTCTTCATAATGCGAGCGTTGATGTCCTGTTCGCGGAAGTCGGTCAGCTTTACTTTGGCAATGACCAGACCGGAACCCATGTCGGCGACCGTTTCATACTTTACGGCTGCGCTGCTGACTTGGTTTTCTCGCGCTGTTTCTGCCATCGTTCTTCCCTCCCTAACCATTCATTCAATGCCTGTTTGGCGTTTCTATCGTACAAGGGCGACTCGTATGTGAGCCGGTAGCCCATCTTCTTATCCGGGACTTTCTTGGTCAACTCCATCAGCCCCCGCATTTCCTTGGCCTCCGGGTACTTGGTCATCTGCACTGTCTTGAGGGACTTGGCCTTTTCTTTCTCCAAATCCGTGCAGATGTTCATAATCAGCGGCCTGTTCTGTGCAAGCATGGTCAGCAGCCGCCCCAGTCGGTAGGTCTTGTGGGGGACGGTCATGCCGTACATGAGGAACACAGCATCAGAAACCTGTGTGCCGAAGGCTCCCATCGTGAGCGCTGACTTATCCAGCCCGAACACGCCAGCCAGTTTGCCGTCGATGAGGACGGCCATGTTGATAGGCGCAGACGAACCGACAAAGTTGTGCGTCCAGAGCTTTCTGTAATACTGGGCGGCGGTTCGCTCGATCTGGGTAATCTGAATCTTGCTCTTGCGGGTGATTTCATAATCACGCGGCAGGATGCTGCAATCCAGCGGCTCCAGCTTGCCCTCGTTCGGGCGGGTAATCATTTTACCCTCGGCAAGCATGGTCGCCTCATCCGGGCGGTTGGTAGTCAGGTACACGTTGATGCCGTCACGCACACCATACCGGGCAAAGACAGGATGCCCGGCAGTGAGGCCCGGGGCGTTCTCCTCGTAGCACATCAGAAGGCATTTGGCATCGTTCATCTTGTCGTACAGCTCAGTCAGCCCGGTCTTCGTGTCAAAGATGCCGTACTCAGGTTCTTTCCACGTCATGCGCCCGCCGGTGTCATACCACTTCTCGAAGCCAGCGGCATAGGTAGGCGGGTTTGCGACCACAAGACAGTGGGGGTCATCATAGCACGTTTCAAGGTGCTTCCACATATCCAGCGGGCGGTAGCTCATCCCATGCAAGGACTGCTTGGCCCTGTCGAGCTGTGCGCGGATTTCCGCCAGATGCTCCTCCTTGCGGTATTCCAGATCGCGCATGATGCCGTAGAAGTATTCCTTCCCGGCGTTCTTCACGGTCCGCAGGTACAACTGCGCATAGAGCGCAACCGCAGGGTCAAGCAGCTCCTCATTCGTGAAGCCGTCCGCTCTGATTTCCAGCTCCTCAAGGGACTGGCCCGTGATGGCATATCCCATGATGGAGGTGAACATCGAAACGTCGCTGGCCTCAATCTCGCTGGGCTTGTACCCACACTGCGCCGCGATGTGCGACATGGCGAAAGCGCCGGCGCACGGCTCAACGAACCGGGTGTACCCCTGCTTGCGGGCGTTTTCAATCAGCGGCTTCAGGAACTTCTGCTCCTGAGCAACCAGAGTTCCGAGGAAGAACGCTCCGGGGTTCTGGAACTTTGCCATTCATATCACCGACCTTTCTTTCAAAATTGCCCCTCTGGTTTCGACTGGAGCAGTTGCTTTCCAGAGGGTGGGTTGTTTCCAAAGACGTGAACGTCTGGAAAGCCCTTGTTCGTAGGCATAAAAAATGGGAGCCATGCTGTTTCCAACATGACTCCCTATGGTTGGTCCGCCGAGCAGGGATTGAACCGTGCGACCCCCTGATTAAGAGTCATTCCAGCCCGCACTCCATTGGTGCAAAAGCAAAAATAAACAACGAATATACGCTATTCTATAAAGGATTGCGCAAATACAAAAAAGCACCGTGGTAGTCAATCGGTAGTCACACTCGCCCTCAAATCGAAAATATCAGAATACGATATTAAATATCATTTTGCTGATATAGATTATCCTTTTATGCTACACTCTCCGCAAAGGAGATATGGCTGATGTTAAGGATTTTGTTGTCCGTCCGCTTAGGCGAAAAGCGATGGACTCAGAAGCAACTTGCAGACGCAACTGGAATCAGGCGAAACACAACCAATGATCTTTACCATGAGATGACCGACCGGGTATCTTTGGAACAGCTTGATTTGATTTGCAAAGCCTTGGACTGCAAAATCTCCGATCTTCTGGTTCAAGAAGAAGATTTGGATGATTTGACCCGAAGCAGGCTTGCAACGCCACGGTGCAGATCCATAACGTCCGACAAGTAAGTTATCCCCTTTCCCCGGACACTTCGGTGTCTGGGGACTTTTTTTGCAAAAAATCCACTGCCCGGATACACAATCCGGGCTTTTTATATAAATATATTTGTTTATTTTATCATCTATTTCCTTTATAAAATATCGGTTTTGCTGTTGTCTTTCAAGGCAAAAAGGAAGATACTATAATCACAGCAAGGGAGTACGACCGGAAGGCAAGGGGCGAAGTAAGAGCCGGGAGCGCAGTAAGTCGTGAGCGCATGCTAAGTCAGTAACCCACTCCCCTGCTGCTTTTTATTTTATCTTTTCAGCCAAAGAAAGAGAGGGCATTATGAAAAAGTTTGATCTGTCCGCCATCATGCGCAAGGCATGGAAGCTGTATCGAAAGGGCGTTGCGGCCTTTTCCGAGTGCCTGCACCGGGCATGGAACAGTGCAAAGGCCGAGCCGATCAACGCCCAGCGCATCGAGGAAGCCCAGCAAGCCGCCGGTGTGGCCGAGCCTGTGAACACATGGGCAGGCTGGAAAGCCGCCGGGTACATGGTAGAGCATGGCGCAAAAGCTCTGTTTCAGGCGGTGCTTATCCACAGCAGCAAGGGGGACGGCCAGACCTACCGGGCATCGTTCTTTGCTGCTTCTCAGGTAAAGCCCTTACCCACGGCATAAAGAAAGCCGCCAGCGCTTCAAAAACACTGGCGGCTTTTATCATACCTCTGTTCCATCCGGGAAGCGGAAGTTCACAACAAGTTCTGCGCCCATGGCCTGCGCCATCTGCTCCAGTTCTTCATACTTGAACTTTCCTGTTTTCATTCGCTGGTTGAATGCCTGCGGGGTGGTGTCCATCCGCCGGGCAAGTTCAGCTTCTTTTACTTTGGCAACAGCTTCAGCCATTTTGATTTTCGTTGGGAAATCCATGCTCATCACCTCACCGCAAGTATAAATGATTTCCTGTATTTTGTCAAGAAATATTTTCAAAAATATAGGTTTTCCTTTAAGAAAAGCCTTGACATTATAAAGGAAATCCTGTATAATATAGGTGTCAGGAGGAGCGGAAAGCTCACCGGAAAGGAGAACAGACCGATGGATGAAAAAGCAAAAGCTCTGAAAGAGCTGCTGGAAATCTTGGTCGAACATCCCGATCTTGCAGAGCGGATAACGATCACGATTAAACCCAACAGAATCATTCAGAGCAATGAGACCCCCACGGATAACAAGTAATCCGTAAGAGCAGGGCGGCGGGTAGGAGCCGCCGCCCTCGCTTTTTAATTATAACCACCCACCGATGAAAAATCAAGGAGAATATATATGAACAGAGAGCGCAGAAAGGCCCTGCAGGCCATCATTGATCAGCTTGAGACCCTCCAGACTCAGCTTGAGGAAATCCAGACTGAGGAAGAAGAATACCGGGACAACATCCCCGAAAACTTCCAGAGCGGCGAACGGTACGAGCATATCGAAGAGATCTGCGAAAGCCTGTCCGATGCAGTAAGCAGTCTGGAAGATGCCACCAGCAGCATTGAAGAAGCGATTGAGTAAGGAGAAGCACCATGACCATCCGAGAATTTGCAAAGCTGAACAACTTCCCTATCAGGGGCAAGCTGACCCGCATTCCTGATGAGGTCGAATATGACTTCAACGACCGGCCGCACAGCTGCAAGCGGTACGTTGACGAAGATTTCAATGAATACGGCATCCATGAGGACGGCTTCATTGTTGCCATCCCCTGTGAAAAGGCTTGGGGCCTCAGCATCAAAGAGAAGTCCCGGATCGCCGCCATGATTGAAAAGGAACGCATGGAAGCCAGCCAGCGGCGCGGCTCCTATGAATGGTAAAGGAGTAGACCATGAAAATTTCCGATATTCGCGCTTCCCTCCAGCGTCTGGCCGAAAGGCTGGATAACCAGTGGGCATACGCCCGGTCTGATGCCGAGATGGACATTGCTGCCGGCCGTGCCGAGTACAACGATGACGGCGAGCGGCTCCCGATCGAGCCAGAAATCAACTACTACGGCATGATCGCCGCATTTGAAACGCTCGGTGGCGAGTGGCGGCGCAACGCCAATGGTAAGCACTGGTTGTGTCTCGGTGGCATCGTAGCAACTACACAGAGCAAATAAATAAATCAAGCTGTGCTATCTGGCTATACGGGCATTCGGAGGATATGACGATGAAACTTTACAAGTATTCCGGCACCATCGAGGAGTTTGCCGTTGAACGTGGCCGGATCTCCTACATCAAACTCTTTGATGTGACCGACTTCGACAAAGCACCAACCAGACTGGAAGTCTTCGGTGCGCTCGGCAAGTACATTGAGGCCATCGAGGGCACCGATGCAGAAGAGCGGTACATCAAGAGTGATTGGTACTTTGACAGCAACCTGTATCTGCGCCGCATTGAAGTCCCCGGCGTGGGCGATTGGCCGGCAAAGATTATCACCCAGTCGCCTGACGACATCGACCAGCTGGAGATCTTCGGCCAGCAGAGCTACATCAAGACCAGCAAGCCGGAATCCATGTCCCGCGAGGAATTTTGCCGCTTGGTCGCTTGGGAACGTGAAAATATGAATTGACGAGGGATTAAACAATGACAGACGAAAAGATTATTGCCAGGATGCAGGCCGATCAGGATCAGGGCTGGCCTCTCTGCCCTCGCTGCGGTGAGAGGATGCCAGACAAGTTGACCTACGGTGCATTGAGCCGCCACGCCAAGGGCGTGTACATCTGCGAGGCCTGCGGCACCGATGAAGCCCTCCGGGACTGGACCGGGAACGTCAAACCGCTGTCCGACTGGGTGTTGGTTCGCGTATACAACGGAGATTTATGGAAAGAGGCGAAGTAAAATGAGTAACATTGAAAAATTTGCTCCGAGGCTGAGAACGCTTATTGACGAAAGCGGGATTACTGTGCGTTCGCTGGCAAAAGATTTGAATGTGTCGGTTGGCGTTTTGTCTGATTGGCAAAACGGAAACAAGACTCCAAGAGGAGATTCTATTATGAAACTCACGGAATATTTCGGTGTCACTGCTGATTATCTGTTGGGTCTGACCGATGCAAGCACGATAGATGCCGATATTAGAATTTCGTGTGACACTACCGGTCTTTCTGAAAAGGCAGTCAAGATACTTTCCGGCATGGAAAAGTCGGACGTTGAAAAGCTGTCCAAGTTGATTGAATTCTACAGCACCATCCGATAAACAAAAAATCCCCCTCCACTTTGCCTACACATACCCCGCGAGGTTCGCAGGGCTTCGACAAAGCAGAGGGGGATTTTTGCGCGCCGCCGGAGCAGCCAAATATAAAATCAAGAGTGGACCATGCCGGGCCACTCTCTACAAAAGCCGAAGCTTTTCAAGTGCCTCTATTTTACACGGCACTCATGCAGCAGTCAAGACTTTTTGCCCAGTGCTGCGGTCATAACATCAAAGGCGTGTTCGATGACAGTATCCAGCACCTCGTCGGTGATGGCCCAGCGGATAGCCGCCGGGCACTTGGTGCGGAGAGCAGCGAATACCTGCTTCTTCTTTTTGGCACCCTGACCGCTGCCCATGATGGACAGCTCGGCCTTTTCGACCAGTTCCAGAGCCAGATCCTTGACGGTGGCCTTGTAGCCCAGCCGGATGCCCCCGACTGCCAGAGCAACAAAGCCCAGCAGCATCAGAGCGATGGCGATGGGCGCGGGGATGAAGTTCAGCATAGCTTCCATGATATTGCCTCCTATAAGTATCAGCGGCGCGGAGAGACACCCCTGCGCCGTTTTGTTGTGTTGGTTATATCGGATGTTTCACAGGTACTTGGAAGCCCCGGAAATGGCCTTCCAGCTGGCAGGACCGCAGATGCCGTCCACGGCCAGTCCGTGCGCCTCCTGCGCTTTCAGCAGAGCGTTCTCGGTGCCCTCGCCGAAAATGCCGTCCGGGGTCAGCCCCAGCAACCGCTGGAGCATCTTTGTAGCCGCTCTGTTTGCATCCCCGGTACAGCCCCGGCGGATGGTCGGCAAAATGAATTTCAGGTAGGTGGTGCTGGGGTAGTGCAGTTTTGCATCACACAGCCACGTTGCCTTTGCGTTGCGGGTGTCCGCATGGACAAAAGCATAGTTTCCGTACCAGTAGATACCCACGCCACCGAAACCGGCTTCCACCGCCAAGATGCCAAGCGCTACCGGGTTCAGGCTCCGATCTTCAAGCCTCCAATCGGCGGCCATACCGTAGCGGTGACGGCTATTCGTACCGCCGCCAGCGTCCTGATTGCGCTTCAGACAGCGGTAGCCGGAAGTGATCTTGATCTTCTTCCCGACCACATCCCGGATACGCTGGAGCTTCTCGGCCAGCTCCGGGTCTACCATCTGAGTTCCGCAGCCGCACGGGCAGTCGAACTCGTACCGGCTGAAATTCTTCGTCAGCGCGGTTTTGTCGCCGCGCTTATAGGTGATAACACTCACGCTTCATGCCTCCTTATAAGAAGTCGTGCTTTTGAAGCCGCTCATTGTACACCCGTTTGATATTCGCTACCGCACAGATGCAGCGGTTGTTTTTGTAGTCGGGGTGACTGCGGCAGTAGTCCTCATAGGCATCAATGACGGCCAAAATCTCGATAAAATGCTCCCTCGTGTGGTGCTTATCATCAATCAGTTCGTCATTGAAGCGCAGGATCTGGGTACGCAGAAGATTGGCATTGCGCTCATCATCAACTTGGATATGCTCCTCCAGCTTTTTCTGGGTCTGCTTCTGCTGTTCCAGCACTTCAGCATTCAGGGCGTGTCCGATGATTTTCGCAAGCCTGCTCCACGGATTGATCTTGATGGGCGAAACCTCAATGAGCGAGAGCAGCACCAAAACCATCCCGCCACCGCTCCAGAATAATTCTTTCAGATTCACAGCCATCCCCCTCACTGAACCAGCGCGGCGATTGCCTGCAAATCAAAAATCGGAGCATCAAAAAACGCTCTCGCCCACAGCCAGTAGTCTTCGGACTCCGGGCGGCGGTACTTTTGGCAGAGTGCCGATGCCCAAACCCGGTTCCAGCGGGTCTGATAGTCCGCATCCCGGCGCTCAAGGCACCGCTGGATGTTCCCTACCAGTTCCCCGCGCAGGGTGCCGTTACCGTCATCGTCCTGCACAAAGCAGTCCATGCCGTTCTGGCTCCCTACAGCACACACGCGCTGGTTTTTGTGCATAAGAAAACCGTCCTGACAAGTCAGGGCGGTTCCATAGGGAATATTCACTTTTCCATCTATGCCGTCGAAGCGCGCCCGGCGGCGGGCGATAAAGCGTTCATGCTCCATGGGTTAGACCTGCTCTTTCTTCTCGGTCTTCTCGGCGAGCAGAGCGGTCAGCTCGTTATACTCGTCCTCGGTCAGCTTGTTGGCAGCGTAAAAGACATCCAGCTTGGTTGCCATGCCAGCGGTGTTGCCCTTTTCAATCATGCGCTTGCAAGTACGATACAGCATTCAGTTCACCCCCTTTCTCAAGAAGCATCGGTATCATCAGTGATGCCCAGCTCCAACAGGGTCAGGCGGTACGCCTGATCCACGTTGAGAGCATCAGCATCCTCGATGGCGGTTTGGGTTTCCGTGACCCAGCTTCCAATATCGGTCTGCTCCAGCATAACGCTTTCCAAATCGTCCCCCATAGGGTCACGATCGAGCAGATGATACGGTGTGCCGGCATAAGAAATGCCCGAAGCATCAGGCTCCGGGCAGAGGATATAACAGCCGTTGTCGGCTTTTTTGATGTAGGTCACGTCCTCGGTCAAGGCAAGGACGGTGCCATCACTGGCTTTGATGATTTTGAACAAGGCACTCTACCTCCAAAAATTGCATAGCAAAGCCGCCGCAGACGCAGCAGCCGCCCATGGTCATCAAAATTTTTATAGTAGGCTTCTTGGCAGTTCATATACTGCGCCACCTCCTGCAGGGTACGTTTCCCGGCCAGCCATTCACGGTGGAACAGCTTCAGTTTTCTCCGTGCGCGTATCACACCATCACGGCTACCATTGACTTTGATTTTCCCGGTCTCGGTCAAGGTAAAACGAGCCTTGCACCAGCGGAAAGGCTTTGTCAGAGGGATGATCTTGCATTTCTTCTTGTTGACCGGGATGCCGCGGATTTCAAACTGGCGCACGATAGCGCGGCCCAGATTTTTCAGATCTTCGATATCCGGGAGAATGATGCAGTAATCATCCATGTAGTGTCCGGCGCTATGCGTGGACATCTGGCATTTGATCCAGTTGTCCACAGCACTGGGCATTGCCGCCATTTCTTGTTGGCTCGGCTCAACGCCCAGCGGCATCCCACGGCCCGGAAATTCGCCGGGAGCAGTATCAATAATGGTATCTGCTATCCGCCGAAAATCAGGGTTCAGGATATACCGCTGGTGCCGCTGATAGATGATAGAATGGGGTGCATAAGGAAAGAACTTCTTCAGGTCGAGCAGCAACACCCCGCCCGCACGGCCATACTTGCGGTAATGCCGTGCCAGCTGCTGTTTGATGCGCTTGATCTGCCAGTGCAGTCCCTTACCAATCCGGCTTGCACCGTTGTCATAGATCATGCTGGGGTCGTAAAGCGGCTCCAACACTTCCTTGCTGATGACCTTGTGGATTTGTCGGTCTGTAATATGAGGAGCGTCAATCCCACGAATCTTGCCGCGTTCGCAGACCGTGAAATGAACGTATTTCTTAGGCCGCCACCTTTTTGCCAAAATAAGCCGCCGCTGCTTCGCTGTGTTGGAAAACAGATGCCGCTCAAAGTTCTGCGTGCTCTGCTTCCAGCGTACACCGTTGCAGCATTTCCGGCCGTATTTGAACATCGTGTGGTAGCTGAACACTTCTTCCAACGAACCGAGGGCGGCACAACGGGCTTCCTGTCTGGCTCGGCGTGCTGCCCGGCGGCGCTGGTATCGTGCTTCATGGCGCTCCTGACTTGTCATAAAAGTATTCGCTCCTCGTACAGATGAATTGTAGGGCATCGTCTAATCTGCTTTATGCCGGCACATGAAACGCGGTAAGATGCATCCCGCGCCATGCAAGAAGCGTCCGTGTCGGCATATCGAAAAGCAGTTTTAGAGGTTTGACCCTCAGGGAAGTACCTCTCCTTTTGCTATGGTCGTCTTTCACCTATGGCTACTCCATGTGACCAAGCATTGCAAAATCCGGGCACAACACCATACGCATTGTTAGCGTTGTTATAGTCCAACGACCCCGACGCCGAAACCGCGCAGAAGTAGTTGTTGTTGTTGATGTTGTTGTAGTTCGGCGACCGCAGCCACCAGACCGCCGCCGCAAGAATTGACAGAGATACACCCACTTAAAAATCAGGCTTTCCGATTGACCGTTCCGATCATGCCTTGCAGCAGGTCGTTTTCCTTGTCAATCAGCTCACCCAACTTTTGAGCCATTTTGTCCAGTCTTTCAGTTGCTTTCTTCGCATCGACACTTTTCCCTGAGGGAGTTGTGAAACATCCCTGCGGGTTCTGGGTCATGATGAGATAGCAGTGAGTCAACCGAACATCCAGCGCCATCAGGGATGCCCGCGCTTCCAGAAGATGTGCTTTACGAAGCTGGCGCCGCTGATCGTCGGAGGGATAGATGCTGTTTGCCTTTTCGGCATGGTCTATCACCTCACCCGCCAGCTTTGCAACCGGTTCTGCAATCAATCTGGAATACCTTGCGGAAATGCGGGTCAGGAAGTTTATCGTTTCAATGTAAATCGCATTGGCGACATTCACATACTCCGCCTTGCTTTCTGTGCGCTTGGATTTCAAAACTGACATGATACTTTAGTCTCCTTCGGGGTCATCGAGGTCGATTTCCCCTTGCTCTCGCTCAACTTCTTCCAAATGCTTGAGCAGCACATACTCTATGTAGTTCGTGATGGACCGATGTTCTTTTGTTGCTAGAACGCCGATCTTGTCAAAAACTTCATCGGACAGGCGCAGTGTAAAGACGCGCTTGTTAGTTGCCATACAATACCTCCTAACAAACAGGTTTTGAAAGTATTGTATAGCGTTTTTCGTGCCGTGTATGCACTCATAAGACAGTTGAGTGATAGCACTTTCAGTATCTTTTTTCAAAAAATCGAGCGGGGCGCTGACGCGCCCTTCGGATTTTTTGAGGAAAGTTTGCTGGTTTCCGCCCACTTCCGTGGGCTTGAGTAGGCCGAGAATCCCTGCGGGGGATTAGACAACAAAGCCGGGCACAACACCATACGCATTGCCAGCGCCGTTATAGTCCAACGACCCCGACGCCGAAACCGCGCAGAAGTAGTAGTAGTCGTGGAT